ACATCACCCTTTGTTTCTGCATATCCGTGGAGTGGCTCCGCTTTTGGCACTAAATATACCGACCCAGCCACGTTGCCTACTGGCATCGGCATTGGAATAGCGTTCAGCCCCGCGGGTACCGCTATTGCCGTAGCGCACCAGACATCACCCTTCATTACCGCCTACCCGTGGAGCGGTTCTGCCTTTGGTACTAAATATACCAATCCAGCTACACTACCCTCGACCCAAGGTAACAGCGTTGCTTTTAGCCCTGCGGGGGATGCAATCGCTGTAGCGTGCGGCGGAACGCCTTTTATTACGGCTTACCCGTTTAACGCCGGCACTGGCTTTGGCACTATATATACCAATCCAACTACGTTGCCCTCCGCTAGTGGTAACGGAGTAGCGTTTACACTCAACTCATAAGAAAAGAACAAATATGAATTACGAACAGCTTTCACCTGAATACAAATACGATACTTTAGCAGACGCTATGTACGCCCGTGAGGTGGAGCATTTTCATTACGACTTTGACCGCAAAAACTTTGAGCATCTGTTGGCAAACGCTACAGACAATGAGTTCGCGGCCAATGTAGCAGAACGGCTGAACAGCACGCGCAAAGAAATGGGCAACGTAATGCTTATTATATCTGCGCTTAAGTCGCAGATCGAAGACCAAGCTGCATACGATGCGGCTGTTGTACGTGTAACCGCCAAGCGGGAAGCAAAGGAAGCAGAATAATGTGGTATGTCCAAGCCCAAGGCGACACCTTCATACGGCACATCTTTGATGTCGAGCCGACGCAGTGGGATGCGGACAATTATTGCTACGCCCGCCGTTTGACCGAAGAACAGGTTGAGCGTTTTGGCGTACACAAAAAGCAGATCGTCACGCCGCCATACCACGAGCCAGCCACACAGCACCTTGAAGAAGGCCCAGCCCTGCTGATCGACGGCGTATGGACGCAGAACTACATCGTGACAGACCTTAGCGCAGACGAGTCAGCCGCAAAGGTCGGAGCGCAATGGACCGTGATCCGTGCGGAACGTAACAAGCTGCTGGCTGAATCTGATTGGACGCAATTACCTGACGCTTCGGCAGACGCTCCTGCATGGGCTACATACCGCCAAGCATTACGCGACATAACCACGCAAGCTAATCCGTTCAGCATCGTATGGCCTGAAGCGGTCATCTAATGACCCTAGTCCCCGTCAACATCAATTCACAGCCCGGCATCAAGCGGGATGGTACGAAGTTTGAAGGGAACTTCTACGTTGACGGACAGTGGGTTCGGTTTCAGCGCGGGCTGCCGCGCAAGATCGGCGGGTATCGGCAGATCACGAACTTCGTCGAAGGCGTCGTTAATCAATTTCATCTGCAGTCGTTAAACAACTTTACCTATACTCATATGGGCTATGGTGAGGGCCTGCAGCGCATGACGATTGACGTGACTGGCAGCACCAGCTCTCTGGTTTCACGCGCCCCTACGACGTACACAGGCGGCCCAGAATTCATGTGGCAGTTCGACGCGCTTTATGACGGCGCTGGTAGCTCGACTGTGCTGATCGCGCACGCTACAGATGCTGCGCTCGATATTTCTACCGGCACAGACTATCCTGCTTATCTCGGCGACATCTATGGCACGACGCCCCTGACGCCAATCCCAACGGCTGGTGTAAGCGGCGGCGTTGTGGTGCTGCACCCGTATCTGTTTATGTTTTCCCAGAACGGGTACGTGAAGTGGTCGGATGCAAACGATCCCACGAACTTTACCAGTGGTGATGCGGGCGATGCGTTCATTGCCTCATCGAAGATCGTCAAGGGCCTTCCGCTGCGTGGTGGTGGTCAGAACCCTGCCGGCCTCCTGTGGACGCTCGATAGCCTGATCCGCACATACTACACGGGTGGCACGGATGTGTTCGCGTTCGATACGATCAGTTCATCCTCTTCGATCATCGCGGTGAACAGCGCAATTGAGTATGACGGGATTTACTTCTGGGTCGGTGATGGCCGATTCATGATGTACAACGGTGTGGTTCGCGAAGTACCGAACAACATGAACATCAACTATTTCTTCGACGGCCTGAACCGCCCGTATGCGAATAAGATCTTCGCCTATAAGGTTCCGCGCTTTGGTGAGATCTGGTGGTGCTATCCGCGTGGCGATGCGACTGAATGCACGCACGCTGTGATCTATAACTTCCGTGAGCAGACATGGTACGACACTGAGCTGCCGAATATTGGGCGCTCTGCTGGCATCTATGCTGGTTCACTGAACCGTCCTATCCTTGCTGGCGTTAACCCAATAAGCCCCGGCGTGGCCGACATCCGCATCACGGAAGGTAGTGATACGCGCATTACCGAAGGCGAAGCAATTCGCGTGGTTAGCAATGGCCCTACGCGCTACCGCATTTGGCAGCATGAGTTTGGCGTTGATGAGATTGACGGCGCACAGATCAATGCTGTCCAGAGCTATTTCGAGACGGGCGATATATCGTTCCTCACTGACAATAACCCGCGCAGCCGCTCCATTCACGTTGAGATGATTGAGCCTGACTTTGTGCAGCAGGGTGACATGACGGCCCAGATTACGGGCAGAATCAACGCTCGTGCGCCTGAAGTATATGGCCCGCTGCGCACCTTCCCGGCTGTGGCAAACGAGAAGTATGAGCAGCAGGTGTTCTTTAAGGAGCAGCGGCGTGAGCTTCGCTTTAGGTTTAGCTCGAACACGGTCGGCGGCGACTATCAGATGGGTCAGGTTATTGTCCACATCGAAACGGCTGACGGCAGGTATCAGAGCTAATGGCGAAGATCGTCACGACCACAGTTGATCCGCGCATTGTAGACAATGTTGTGGACTGGGCGGACTATATGTTCCCGTCTATTGAAGATTTCGGCGTTGCTGTTCGTCTAATGGATGAAAGCGATTGGAAAAACTGGGCATCTGGGTTATCAACGATTGCGTCTCTCGCAGCTCTTGGTGTTCCAGACGCATATCAGTTTGACGATTGGCGCGAATGGGCAATGCGTTTCAATGAAGTGATTAGTCAGGGATCTTAGGCATGTTTGAAGATTATTACTTTGATGATCCCGCTTTACAGGATGCTCTGGCTGCTGCTGGGTATTATTCCGATCCAGCACGCAGCGCGGCTGTAATGCCTTCGACCGTTCGGGCTGAGCCTATCATGGGTATTGGTTCTCCTGCTGTTGCTGCGCCAATGTCATACGAAGATCAGGCAGACCGAAGGGCTGCAGCTAACACGCCAATCCCCGGAACGTCCGTTGTCGGCCCAACCGCTAATGGCAAACCGCTTTCGTTTGGAACTGATAACACGTTTGATGTGCGCGAGGGCCAAGAGGTTCGCGTTGTGGACGCTAAAGGTAATGTTATCTTTAGCGGTTCTGGTGTTGAAGGAGCGAACAGGGCGGTTGCCGTGGCCCAGAGCCTTAGCAATGACCTCGGAAAAAAAGCTAACTTTGCTGTGCAAGCTGGCGAGTTCATAGCGCCCACTGGTGAAACCCGTTTCTATGACGTTGCCCGCGCAGCCCCGAAGCAAAGCGGCCTTGGTTTCTTAGCTGATAATGTTCTGCCATTTGCCGCAGCCTTTATCCCCGGTATCGGCCCTATTGCGGGCGCGGCTCTTGGCTCTGCCGTATCAAGTGCAGCACAGGGTCGTGGTCTTAAAGATGCCTTGGTGCGGGCGGCTATTGCTGGAGGTAGCGCCTATGCTGGGGGCCAATTGTTTGGCCCAGCTACTCCCGGAGCGACAGCCCCAATGACTGGCATCAACGCAGACTTAGTTCCGAACGCACTCCAAGGTCTTAACTTCGGCAGCCTTACAAGCGCAGCAATCCCTGCTGGTATCGGCGGCGCTGCGGGCGACATCCTTGTAAACGCAGCGGGAAGAGCAGCGTCTAACCTTGCTGGCTCAGCAGTGGGCAGCGCTCTTGGCCAAGCTGCTGCATCGCAAATAGGCGCACCAAACAAAAATAACGTGGTTGACGATGATCGTTATAGCGATGGTTATGTTGACCCAGAGACTGGTGACATCGTTGTTAGCAAATACCGCCCCATAAGCCCTCCGGGCGGCTACGCTCCTATACCTATTTTGGGAGCAGGATTAGGTACTGGCTCTATACTCGACAGTTTAGGGCCACTAAATCCGCCACCCGCAGACCCCGCGTTGATGGAGCCTGAGACTCAGCCAGATGACATTGTTGTTACCGGCAACGTGCCTACCGTCACGCAAGGCCCCGGTCTGGGTTCAGCCCTTGCCGGTTTACCATCCATACTCGCCCCGATGACTCCTGATCCTGCTCTAACAGAAAAGTCCACGCTGGAAAAAATTAAAGACGCAGCCAATATCGCTAACGCTGTATCCGTCCTTGTCCCACTCGCCGGAGGTGTTCTTGGTGGTGGTGGTGGTGGTGGCAGCGGTATTGGCGGAGGCGTAGGCCCCGGCTTAAAATTCAGGGAAGGCTCTCTAAGATCCACAATTGGCGGGGGTTATCCTTATACGCCACAGACATATGGCCGGCGCGGTGGCGATCAAGAGACAGAGTATATGTTCTTCACCCGCGATCCTGTAACCGGAGCGCCTGTGGCAGAACCATCTGCAGCCATCAATCCGGCGGACATCCCCGTCATAAAAGAAGGCGGCGAAATCAGTGATGATATGGTAAAGCATCTTGTCGATTATCATAAGAACGGCGGTCATCGCGGCCCCGGACAGGTGAAAGGCATCGGTAGCGGGCAGGAAGATAAGATCCCTGCATACCTATCTGATGGTGAATATGTCTGGAGCGCGCAGGATGTTTCCGATCTTGGCGATGGATCGAACCGTGAAGGCGTGCGCCGTCTTGATGAAATGCGGAAAATGGTACGCCAACAGGCGGGACGTAAAGATGTAAAAAAGATTGCAAAACCCCAGAAGGGTATAGATAGAATGCTTAAAGCTGTTGGAGGTATGGCGTAATGGCTATCACAGAAACCGTCACACAAACTAAGTTGCCCCAGTGGCTGGTTGATGCCTACACCAAGAGCATCGAAAGAGGCTATGAGGCTACGACTACGCCTTATCAGGCCTATACTGGCGGCCCCCGCCTTGCTGCTGTTTCTCCGCAGGAGCAGCAAGCCTATCAGATGACATCTGAGAATGTTGGGAACTATCAGCCATACACGCAGGCTGCTGGTGACTACATTGCAGGCGGCACCCAATCATTCACTGATCCGGGTGTCGCATCTAGTTATATGAACCCATACACCCAGAGCGTCGTCTCTGGGATTGGTGCTGCAGCTGGTCGGAACCTGTACGAGAATCTATTGCCTGCTGTGAACCGCACATTCACTGGTGGTGGTACGTTTGGTGGTAGCCGGAGCGCTGAGTTTACAGCTCGCGCTGTTCGTGATGCCAATGCTGCAGCTCTCTCAGCTCAGAACGAGGCTCTCCAGAAGGGTTACGAGAGCGGCATGGGCCAGTTCAACACTGAGGCCGGTCGTTACCTCACGGCAGCTGAGCGGGCGCAGAGCCTTGGTCGTGACGTGCAGAACTTAGCCGGTGTGGATACTGCCGCACTTGAGGCTGCTGGTTCAGCGCAGCGCGGGTTTGAGCAGGAATCGCTTGATTTACTGCAGCAAGATTTTGCAAACCAGCGCGACTATGATTACAATCAAGCTCTGCGCTTTCAGAATTTCGTTGGCACGCCAAGTGCGCAGGGTTCTGGTACTCGTTATGAGCAGGCTCCCGGCGTAAGCAATACGGCATCGACAATCGGTGCTGTGGCAAGCGGCATTGGCGCGCTGTCGAACTTGTTCGGTGGGCCAAAGAAGATCAAGGACGGCGGCCCTGTTGGCGCGGATGGCAAGCGTAATATCAAGCACCCGATGCACGGACTTGGATGGCTGAAAGGCAAATAAGATGGCGATGACAATCCAGCAAGCGCAAATGGCTGCGATGCAGCTGCGGTCAAAGCGGCCTGATCTGCAGAACATGGCTGTTGGTGATCTAGTCGCTCAGATTATGGCGTCTGAGGGAGCGGGACAACCGGCTGCTGGTGTCGGCGGCCTTGCTAATCTGTTCGCAACTCCGCTTAGCCCAGCTTCTCCAGCGCCTATGGAGGCTGCACCGCTTGTGGCACCGAAGCCGACGGCTCAGATGTTTCCGGCTGCAAATGCAAGCAAAGCTCCTAATCCACTTTCTTGGATGGGTGCAAATCCGTCTTCTGGATATGGTGTCAAGCGCCCAACAGGATCTCATCAAGGGATAGATTATCCCGTTCCTAAAGGTACGCCTATTGGCACTCCTGCTCCGGGCGTTGTAGAAGTTGCAAAGAGCGATCCCATTAACGGCAACTATGTAGTTGTACGCCACCCTAATGGGCAATCAACGTCTTATAGCCATCTCGATGGGATTGGTGTTGAGCCGGGGCAGTCTGTTAATGCGGGTGATGTTCTAGGTACTTCGGGTAATACCGGGCGAGTGCGTGGTAAGAATGGTGGATACCATCTCCACCTTGGCGCTCGTGATGAAAAAAACAATCGGATCGATCCTAGACGAATCCTCAAGGATCCATCTGTACTTGGCACAGCTCCTACTCGTGAGCCTGTAGTAGCTGCTGCAATAGATTCTGCGGCGGCTCCTATAGCTGCTCCTGCGGCAATGGATGCGCCAAAGGGTAGGGCATCTCGCTTCAGGCCCATGTTTGAGCAGAAGCAGGCTGAGTTTCAGGAGAAGCAGGCCGCATTAACAGCGGCTACACCAGAAGGTGGCAAGCCTCCTGCTCAGCTGGCCTATGATTTAGGAATCCTATCTGACGAACTTCGCCAGCTAAAGGGTTTGGTTACGGCTGAAGAAGGCGCGGTTGTTGATGCTGAACGCGCAGCCGTATTGGAGCGGCAGGCCAGCCGCCTTGGCCGCGAAGAAGAGTTGATCGAACGGACGCGCAAACTTGCTCCGGGTAATGCTCTTATTGCGTTTGGCAATGCGCTTGCAGGCGCTAAGCCCGGCGAGAAATTTGCTTCTGCCTTAGCTCGTGGCTTACAGGCTGGTTCTGAAAGCTACACAGGCGCTCGTGATACTCGTGAAGCATCTCTTCGGGGCATTGAAGAGAAGCGTGATGTGTTTGACATACAGAAGATGGATGCACTTGACGCCGCCCGCGACAGAGCAATTGCTCTTCAATCTGGTGGAGATGAGCGTACTAAGGGTGTGATGACTTTGAGAGCCGCAAGGGCTGCTGGCCAACTTGGTGAAACTCTCGATCCGCTCAAGGTTAGTGTTGCCCAGTCGGAGGAAAAGGTAGCTAGGGTTACGGCAGACTTTGCCAAAGAGCTGAAGGAACTTGAGGTTCAAACAGGAAAGGCTGCAGTGCGCGCCTCTGACGCCCTTGCAGATTATAGAAAGAACCCGCGTGCCGGTGATTCTGGAATACCAAAAGGGGTTGCCACGTACTATGCAGCGCTTGGGGCTCAGGCAAAGAGCTTGCGCACCGCAGCTGATAGTATACTTATAACCGATCCTAAGGTTAAGGCGAACTACAGGGCTCAGCTGGCGCTTGTCGAGTCGAAAATGAGATCCATTGAGGAGCAGCTAAACTTTTCTCCAGCTGCTGCTCCAGCGGGTGGCAATAAAGTACGGACATATGACCCTGCAACTGGCACGTTGAAGTAAACATGCCTATCACAGTCCGCGCACCTGACGGAACACTTGTCAACTTCCCTGATGGAATGTCTGACGGCGATATAACGCGGGTGATGCGGCAGAATTATCCACCTTCATCGGCTGCTGCCCCAAAGCCTAAACCTAAGAAGAAAGAAGAAGAGTCATTTCTTAGCGGGGTTATTCCGACATTCACGGGTGCGGTCGGGGATCTTGCCTCTACCCTTGGATTGGGTTTGCAACAAGCCGCCCCTTATCTCGGAACTACAGCTGGCATCGCTTCTCCATTGCTTTCATTAGCTGGCGCTTTGCAAAAAGATGTCGGCAAGAAAATTAAAACTGAGTCCGATGCTTATCTACCTGAAGCAAGTAAGCGAGAGCGTGCAGCGCAGCAGAAATTTATTAAAGATGCGATTCCCGGTCTGGGCTCTCAGGCTCTTTCTGTGTTTAGCCGCGCAGCTGCAACCAACCCCACTGTTGGCCGTTTGGCGCGTGAGTTCCTGCCTCAAACTCCTGTAGAAGCAGCCCGTTCAATAGCTACGGTTCAGGCTCCGTTCCAAACAGCGCGAGGCGCTTCTGAGTTTGTGGCAAGTCAGCTTCCAGCTACGCTCCTTCCAATGGGTGGAGGCAAGGCTGTCCAGCTTGTGGGCAAGAGATTCCTACCAGTTGCAGGACGTGAAGCTGCGGAGGCTGCGCTTGCTAGGCAGGTTGGCATAGGCGTGACCACTGCGGGTGGAACAATAAATGCGGTAGATGCTGGTAGCCAAGCCTATGCCGATGTTCTTGAAAAAGGCGGAACCCAAGAGGAAGCTGACCGCGCATTTAAGATAGCAGCAGCTGGTGCTGGTATTGTGTCTGCAGCGGCGACAAAAATACCCGGCCTTGAGCAGCTGGCGTTTGCTGAGAAGCCGGCGCGGGGTGGCATTCTTCGCTCAGCTGGTCGCGCAGTTATCGGTGAAGCTCCTCAGGAATTTGCTGAAGAGGCTGGATCTAAGCTGGCAACGAACGTGGCCAAGCTGGGGACTGCAGCAGAAGTACCTATCGGCGAAGACGTTTTATCTTCCGGTGTTCTGGGCGGTATCGGTGGCGGCATAATGGCAGCACCTCTGGGCGGCCTCCAAGGCGCTTTCAATAGGGGTGAGGCAGACGATGGCACTCCACCACCCCCGGCATCCTCACGCCCCTCACGACCGTCTGCTCCCCCGCCTGCCCCGCCTGCTGACATGGAGGCTCTCGCTAGGGCTCTTGGCCCAGTCGGTGGTAAGATCACGCTTCAGGAACCATCCGGGCCTCAGGAGTATACATTCCAAGGCATCGATGAAGACGGTGGCGTTGTCCTCGCGGATGCTGATGGCGTAATATTCTCTGAAGATCCTGACCAGATTCAGGCTGCAATCAATGCCGGTGCTGTTGAGCCGGAAAGCGGCTTGGGCGGCATGTCGTTTGGCGATGATATTACTGAGGGACTGGATGATGTGGTTGCTCCACCTCCTCCTCCGCCACCCCCGCCGCCTCCTGCTGCAGACTACATACCATCACCTCCGAAGCCGAAGTTCACCATTGAAACGGCTGAAGAAGAAGCTGTTCGGGAGGCTGAGGCTGAAGCACCTGCTCCATCGAAGTTTACCATCGAGATGCCGCCTCCTTCGCCACAAAATACGCAGCGTAAATCTCAGGTCGGTAAGATAATCTTTGACCAAGAAAAGGGTGTTGGACAGGTTCCACTAAACCAGAATGTGAAATATCGCGGCTTTACTGCCATGATGCGTCCATCAAAGTTCCTTGAACTAGCTGCTGATATTGACAAGCCAAAACAATCCAGCCTTAATTTTATTAGAGATTCTATCGATGAAGGCAGGGGTGTAGGTTCGCCATTCTTGCAATTGGATTTTAAGACAGGCAAGATTAAAGGCCATGATGGTCGTCATCGGATGATGGTCATTCAGGAAAAGAACGGGGATGAGCCTGTCCCAGTCCATATCTTTGGAGAAGGCGAAGGTCGTGCCTCTTCACTCGATGAAGGTAAGATCAGCGCGTTTGGTTCGAGCCTGACGAGTGAACGCGGCAATCAATCTACGGACAATTTCTCTGAGGCATTTCTTGAGGATGCTGTAGTGCCCGTAACTCCAGCTGCGCCGCCGCCGGCAGCACCACGCGCAGTCGGTAAGTCTGGCCGCGCCACCATCCCAGCAACACGCGAGAAGGTCGATGTGCAGTATGAGCTGCAGGATCTGGACAACATCCGGTTCGCCGAAGGTGAGCTTCAGAACCGTGACCGCAGTAGGCCACAGACGAAGCAATTCCTAAGCCGGTTCACCAGCACGTTTGATCCAGATGGGCTTGGCGAAGACCCGTCAACGGATCGCGGTGCGCCAGTCATCAACAAAGATAACACCATCCTTAGCGGTAACGGTCGCACGTTGGGCCTTGAGGAAATCTACGACAATTATCCTGAGCAAGCCGAGGCTTATCGCGAGTTCCTGCGTGAGCAAGGTTATGACATCGAGGGCGTTGAGCGCCCAGTTCTGGTGCGCCGCCTCATGTCGGACGTTGATGAGCGCAAGTTCGTTGTTGGTTCAAACGAGCCAGACATCGCCGCTCTATCCCCACCTGAGCAGGCTGCGCAGGACGCAAAAGACATCCTGACACCCGGAGTGTTTTCAAAGTTCAATGGCGGCGATCTGAATGCGGCAAAGAACGACGCATTTGTTTCGGCGTTCCTTGCTGAGATGAGCCAGCAGCAGCGTGAAAACGCAATGGATGACAAGGGCAAGGTCAGCGCCCAGACGCTGAAGCGTATTGAGAATGCGCTGCTCTACAAGGCTTATGGTGACTCTAGTCGGGCGTCTAAGATATTTATCAGTAAGGCAATGGAGCGCAACGACGATGACACCAAGACACTGACCAACTCTCTGGTCGATGTGTCGAAGGACTGGATTAAGTTCCAGCAGGCCATCGAGGCTGGTGAGATTGATAAGAAGTATAACATCACCAACAAGCTGATGGAAACGATTGGTACTGCATCGGACATCAAGGCCAGCGGGAACAGCGTTGCGTTTGAGTTGCGCAGCCCTGACATGGTTGAGCCGATGGATCCGTTTGTGAGAGAGATCCTTCTTGCCTTCCACAATGATGATGTCTCTCGCATTCTCAGCCGGAAAGCTATTGCTGAAAAGCTAAAGGCATATACGGAAGTCGCCGCTGTTCAACAGGCTGAGCCCGACATGCTTGGGATGTCAGAGACGCCATCTGCTCGTGCCATTTGGAAGCGCATCGATGATGGCGAAGGCGCTCCTCAGTCTAATATGTTTGCCAGCATCCAGCCGATCTCACCCAAGCGTCGAAGGGAAATTCTTGACGAAGGCGGAAAAGTCCCATCGTTGTCCCGTGGTGTTACCAAGTTAAAGAAACTTTGGGCTGATGGTAAGATAGACGCTAAAGAATTTGCTTATGAGGTAGCGTCTTACTCTGACTTCATTGAAGACGCTAAGAACTGGAAGCGCTGGGAAGACCTTGGAAAGCTGAAGGTGCGTGGCCCTGATAGGATCAGGTCGGTTCTCCTTGAGCAGAAGCGCAAAGGAAACATATCCGAAGAGGAAGCTAATTTTGCTGAGTGGTTCATTCTGCGTAATGAAAACTTACTCGATGATCTTGGGATTGCTGTAAGAAAACCGTCGAAGAATAATAAATCATCAGGATTTTATGATGTCCTGCCTCGCGTTATGTATTTAATAAAAGGCTATACCAACGACAACACAGCAGTCCACGAGATCATGCACCACCTTGAGCGCATGATGCCGCAAGATATTCGCATGGCAATCAAGCGGGCTTGGGCAAAGGATCTAGATAGAGTTGAGCGCCTTCCTTATGATGGGAAGAATGAAAACGACATCATGTTCTTCCAAGCTATTCGTGCATTCCACAACCAAGAAAAGATTAATCTAAACGGTGAAAATTTAAGCCCTAGTGAAGCTTTCAATTTTGCAACCGATTTGATTTCATCTGGCAAAGTTGACGGGCGGCTTTACCAGTATGTAAATCCATCAGAGTTCTGGGCTGTCAACGCCACTGAAATTATGCAAGGCCGCTATGAGGTGCAGGGCTCTCTGCTTGGCCGCCTTCGTAACTGGCTGCGTGAGCTTTCGATAAAAATCAAGGGGCTCTTTGGACTGGATTCGAATGCTCCAATTATTAAGGCGCTCGACAGCTTGGCAAAGGGTGATGGCAAGTTTGTATCCAGCCAGATGCTTGAAGAGAAGCCCGGAGATCTTAGAGACATAACCCCCCTCGACGATAAGCGTGCTGATAAAAAGCTCAGCGAGCTAGAGTCTCTCCTTGGCGATCTTGACAAGGCGATGAAGGATGAGGCGTTTGGAATTCCTCAGATGCAGCGGCAGATTGTTAGCGCCTTGGACAATGCCCTTAACAGTCTGGATGACATTGCAGACAATGCGCCGGCTAAGTTTAATGATAGGATCGATGACCTTGAAATAAAGATTGCTGATCTCAAGACAATTGCTGGTGCGTCATTAAAGCCTGCCAATGAGAATAAGCTAGAAACTGAAGTTCAAAAAGCTAAGCGTGAATTGGATGTGGCTACTCAGGCGGCGTACAAGGCTTTTGATGATGATCGCGCCTACATGGATCGCCGAACCAAGGAACGTAAGGCGTATGACAAAGAGCTTGATCAGCTTGAAAAAGCTAAGGATGAAGCATTCGTCAAGTGGGACAAGCTCTATCGTGAGGAATCAGCCGCTATCATGATGGCGCTCACCAACGGCACGCCTGATCAGATGCGCAATGCGGTTGCAAAAGCACAGAAACCCAACGATAAGGTTATCGATCAAGGCGCTGACTTGCAGAAAGATAATCGAGGGTGTGACTGATGATAGGATCTAACTGCTCCCTTGATATAGCGGACGTTGCTCTGAAGAATCCGCCAGAGGCTCCGGTCTTCTTGGATCCTGTGCAGAACATTGGGGCACTGTCATCATGGCTCCGTCCAGCGACCGCTGTTGCCCGGAAGAGCAAGTACTTTGCGCGGATGCACAAGGCGACCAACGACAAGATCAAGATGCGCAATCTCCTCATGGCTGACTATGAGGATATGCTGCACGAACTGGGCCAGCTGCCGCAGGAATCCAAGGACAGGATCAATGCGGTCGTTGAGTATCTCCGCTTGTCCAGAACCGCTGTGCGCGACACTGGCCGTAACTTTGCCCTAAAGACCCGCGAGATTCGCAGGGTAGGTGCAGACGGTATCGAGCGGCTGTTTACTCCAGAGCTATCAAAGCCCGGCCAGACACTGAAGCTGGACGCGAATGAAACCCGCCTGCTGCACGAGACGCGAGACTATCTGGATAGTCGCTATACCCTGAATGCTAAGTCTCAGCTGGCGGCCCTTGGTTACAATGGTGAGTACAGCCGCGACAGTATCGAGAAGGGTGTCGAGGATGATACCTTTCGCGATGAGCTATTGCGCCTGTTTGACGCTATCGAATCGCAGCGCCTCATATCGTATATCCCGTTCATGCGCTCAGGCGATACGCGCATCATGGTCTATGGCCCTGACGGAACTATAGACAGCGGTGCTTTCTTTATGCTGGATAGCATGCAGTGGCTGAAGGATCTGGTTGGCCCGAAGATTGCGAAGATGATTCCTGATCCAAATGTCAACGCAAAGATTGCTGAGATTCAGGAGAAGTATCCGTCCAGCGAGGGATACAAGGTTGTCGTGAGCCGCAAAGCTGCCGACGTGAATGAGCGCCTAACTATCGATGACTTATCCAGCTTGGACAAATTGTTGAACCTGATGGATGCCAACGCTGGGAAGATCATCAAGAATTACTTCGACCAGACAATGGGCGGCATGTTCTCTCAAGAGACTATCGGTGGACTGAGCGCGGAGAATGCGGGGCAGGTTGCGCGTGGCGTGATCGCGGGCCTTCCAAAGAGCGTGCGCTCTGTTCTGATGCAGGATCTTATCTCCAGCTTCATGAAGCAGTCTCGCGATATTCCGGGCTACGATACGAACTTTACGGATCGGCTGCTCGATTACAACCGCATCGTCGCGTCAACGGTTTCGCACCGGATGTACCGTGAGGAATATTCTGAGGCGTTTGATGATCTGAAGCGTAATGTCGGGGATGCTGAACGCAATTACGCCGAGGGCTGGGATGAGTATGTCGATACCCCTGAGCGTGCCATGTGGCGTGCGCTCCGGACGATTGGCTTTTACAATTCCATGTGGGGAAGCATTGCGTCTTCTGCTGTTAACGCCATGTCTGTCTGGACAGTCACCGCCCCGCAGATGACAATTATGAAAGGCTCTGCCGGCCTCGATGTTTATAAGATGTCGGTTCAGGTTATCGCCGGATTCCGTGGGCAGGTTGGTCATGGAATGCACGTTGATCCATACGCAATACCGGGCCTGACAGATGAAGAGCGCGAGGCTCTTATCCTTGCAAACAAGCGGGGAACTGTCCGGGCCCAGATGAACCCAGAGCTTATGGGCGTTGAGAGCCAAGCTATGGCGTCCCGTGGTGGCAAGATCAAGCAAACCGCAAGTCGCTACTTCCAATATGGATCTAGCGTTATCTCTGTCACTGAAGAGATGAACAAGGCAGCTGCGTTCATTGTGGCATATCGTTACGCCAAGGATCCCAAGGCTCTGAAGAACTGGAAGGAAGCCTACGGACAAAACGAACGGGCCAAGATTATCATTGAGCAGGGCTCTAATCCTTATGATGTCGCCGAGTTCATGGTCGAGACGGCTACGTTTATGGGTGGTCAGATAGAGAAGCCTCCTGTCATGCGCGGAGCTGGCGGCGTGCTTCTGCAGTTTTCCCAGTACGCTTTACAGACTATGTTCTTGCTGTCGGAAAACCTTCGCAAGCAGGGGCCTCGCGGTAAGGTAGCCGCTATGTTCACGATCATGACGATGTGGACTGTGGCTGGTCTTCTGTTTGCGATTCCATTTGGCGACGACGCAATCAACGTCTTCCAGTATATTTACAACAAACTAAATGGGACAAAGACGGACTTCCGCACGGAAGGCCAATTAATGCTGGCTGAGATGTTTGGTGGTGATGAAGACGCTCGTCGCGATGCCGAGGCAATCTTCCGTGGCCCATCACGCTCATTGTTTGGTCTGAATATCAGTGAGCGTATTGGCTTCACGTCCATTGTTCCGGAATTCGAAGATGGTTTCGGGATTGTCCCTGCGCTATCAACTAGCGTTCTAAAGATCCAAGAGTATCTTGATCGGCGCGCATCTGGGGTGCAGCCGATTGGTGCTTACGTATCGGCCGTGTCACCGTTCATTGGTAAAGGGCCGACGGATTTGCTGAAGGGCTTCGTTCAGTACCCAGCAGAGGGTGTCAGGACGCGCTACGGTACGCTCATAAAGCCAGCTGAAGAAATGGGCTTCTTTGAAGAGCAGCTTCCCCGAGGAACAGGTTTCCAATCGGCTGGCATCGCACGCGAAATGCAGGCGAAGCAGGCTGCAAAAGAAATTACTGAGTCAACGCGAAATGCAGAGCGCAACAATACACTGCGTCTTGGCAAGCTACTAGCCGATGCAATCAAAGCTGAAAAAGCTGGCGACCCCAAGAAGGCAGAAGCAATTCGCGTGAAGTTCGGCGAAGAGATGAATGAAGTTGTCAAAAAGTATGCAGCCCAAATTCAAACTGGTAATCTAGAAGATGCTGTTAAGCCGCCGACAGAACAGACGCTTAAAAGTGCAGTGATGGCAGAACTGTATCCGGGCATGAAGCTAGATAGAGTTGGAAAGCTAAAGCAGCAGGCGGTCATCGATGCTTACCGGGGCATCTTGGTTGAGGAAGATGAAGACGATCTTATCCCCGACGAAGAAGATGATTACGCAGATGTGGAAGGCGTCGATGAAGACGCCTTCCCCAGTAATTAAAACGGAACGTCGTCGCCATCTAAGTCACGCGCCTTGTAGCCCCCAGACTTAGCCGCTGGGGCCTGCTGCTGGCCAACATTATCCTTGGGCTCATACATCGAGACGATGATGCTCTCACGGCCTTCGTTGCCACCAACACCAGCTGGATTAAACGTGCGGTCGAGCAGAAGGTAGGGGCCATTGTCCCCTTCCATCATGACACCGACATTCTTGAAGCGGCCTTTGGTCTGGCCTTGGCCATCTGTGTATTCGCCAACCTTGACGACGAGATCATACTTTTTACCCATTTACTTTCTCCTACTTAAAAAACTTCATTAACTTAGTGGTATTGCGTGGGGCCATCAGCTCTGCTTCTTCAAGCATCCCTTCGTGCAATTCGCGCCATGCTTCGCGTTCTTCTGGAGACAGGCTGGCGACAAGCTCACATGCTGTGTTCGCCCAGCCGTCCCAATCGGTCATGCCTTCTTCATCATCGCCCGCCTCCAGTATATCAATGTGCAGCGGGGTCTTCTGAGCAGGCGCAGCCTTGGCAACAATCTTTTCCTCAAGGGTCTGCACCTGAGCTGCTGCCACTGGAACATCGTTGAAGTCAGTGATGTCCATTTCACTGCCGCTATATTCATCAGCCTCGATGATACCTTCAGCCTGATTATCAACCATCACTGCGCGCTGCGCCTCAGTGGACAGCGGCATATACTTGCTGGCCCTGCGCACGACAGTCTTACGCCACATCTCAGCCTCATCCGTCTTCCAAGGGCCAACGATAGTGCCGTCCTTGGTCTTAGACGATGAGCGGTCGCGAATGGCAAGGATCTCTTCCTTGCTCATGATCTCGAACTGTGACTCGCCGTTCTTCAGTTTCCATACGCAGTATGCGCCGATCTTCTCACCGCGATCCGACAGACCATGCTTGTGGATGATGCGCGGATCGATGCCCTGCTCGACCTCGAACACATCCTTGGCGTACACCAGACGGCTCTCGATCTTCAGAACCTCACCAGCTTGCAGAGCCAGCTTCATCAAGCCCTTATAGCGCGGACGGAACTGGGCGACATTCTTCTTCATGCGGCCATCCCAGACCTTCAGGATGTCAGCTTCACCCATGTTCTTATTGAGCGACAGGCCCAGCTCTGCGGCGTTCAGACACGCCTTCAGTAGCGAACCACGATCACAGTCCAGCAAGTCCATGTTATCAGCGACAGCAGCCACTACGATAGCTTGGAACTTATCGACCGTCATAGCCTGCGGCAGTAGGCTGCGAAGGTGGCCCTCGCGTGCGACTAGCTCTTGCTTAAACCGATCCATCGGCTTGGCAGGAACGATCTCGTTACTTTGCATTTTTCATTTCCTCTTCCAAATCTTCAATCATCAACTCGATAGCACGCTCGACAGTAGCTCGAAGCGTCGGCTTCAAAGGATGCTTGGCTGCAACATCGCGCAGCCTTGCCAGCAGATCCCTGCTGACCCTCATCATAACAACATCTTTCATCAGGTGATCCTTACCGCTGTGTATCCGGAACGCTTTCCAGTCATAGTGCCAACCATGTCCGGCGTGATTTCCTTGCCGGGATTGTTTGGCACATTGCTGATTGTCATCTTATGTTCACCGCACTTGACCGAAGCCTTGTCCTGCGATGTGTTCATAAGCTCCAGCTTCGCACGGGCTTTCATCAGAAGCGCACCCTTCGCCTCGTCGGCGCGGGCTACTGCGTCCTTTTCATCCTGCTTGGCAGTCTTATAGTCCAAGAAGAGCAGCGCGTCTCCGTCATCGAGGACAATATCGCTCTTAGGTAGCGTCCCCATCAGCTTCGTAATCGCGTCCACATCGGTCGTGTAATCCGGATCGGGCTCCTTGCCTTCATCAATCGATTTCCAGAACAGCTTGATCTCATGCTTGATAGCATCAATGATGTTGTCGTTGCGCGGGATCTTCATGCGGCGCGGCTCGTCATCGATCAGGGCCACAAGCCATGCGTGATCCGATGTCGTACAAGCCAGCTGGTGCTGCACCTGAAGCAGATAATTCTCAGGCGCCTCATCGATCTCTTCACCATTATAGCGCCAGCCATAGCCACGGGCAGACCACTTGATCTCGACGGGCGCTCCAGTGTGCGCGATGTAATCAAACGACGCTCCCATACCGGGACAGTCATCGACCGTGTAATAGTCATTAACCTTTGCCAGCTCCATCGACCAGCGGTGCGCCGCCCAGTTGGCAATGCCACTCTCAAGGAATGTCCCAGCTTGCACAGCCTTATTGCCTGAGATGTCTTCCGGCGGCAGCTTGCCAGCCTTCTCCATCCATAATTGCCAGCGGCTTGAATAGGGCGATAGCCCAAACAATGCAGCAATATCGCTCCCGCCAATGTGCTGGGAACGCAACTCGTGCCAGTGCTTCTGGTCACGTACTTGAATTATAGCCATTTTTATTCTCCGGTTATGGCCGTATCTAGTCGGCCTACACATGGCATACAGATGTCTACGGAGTTATGTCAAGCCCTTTGTAAACATCTTCAACAGATCGGGCCAGTATGTATATTCCTCCGCGCTTTTCCCACGCACTCTGCCATGCTGCTTGAGCAAGGCGCTGCTTCCCCTTCTCAGTCTTGACCTCGATAGCGAACGCTCGGCCCGGTGTTATAACGCCAAGCAGATCGGGCGTCCCTTCAGGTGCGGACTGAATTACACGGGCTCCACCATCCAGCGGTCGGAACTTACCCACGTTGATGCGGAACATCATGATGTCCTGCCTCTGGCCTAGAGCGAGTCGAATCTCCTGCTGGATTGCGGCTTCACTGGCCATGCCGCGCTTCTACCCTGTAGTCCTTGGCTACCAAGCCGTCCTTGCC